CTATCTATGTTAAGGGTGTGTACCTTCATTAAAATAGGGGGATACTATTTTAATGACTGTTTTTATCTGACGATCTAAAATCTTACTGGTAAAGACCATGCGCGAGGGGGTTGTTCTGGAGCTGCCTCTTCGCGATACCAAGATCTCTCGTGTTGGGATTCGCATTGCCCTTGTACGAGTTAAACTGGTGGAAAGGTTTCTGCTGATAGTTTTGACTCCAACCACCGTTGGCAGCATTCACGCGACCATCGACACGTGTAGTATCCATGCGAACCGCTGTGAGAGCACCACCCTGCTTGAGAGCAGACTCACGAACATTCATGCGACCGGCATTACCCATGCGGTTTGGTTTTCCTCTACGGTCTTCGGGTCGGAAACCATACCTCATGAGCTCTTCATTTGTCTTGGCAGTCACTTGAGAAGCAGCGCTCTGGGTATAAGCACCATGATAACTGTGAATACCTGGAGCTGGGCGGTTTGTGTAGGTGTACTGTTCATCGTTGCGATCACTCTTGAATCGAGTAGGATCTTGCGACATCGTCTGCGCAGAAATGAAACGCTTGGCACCATTGAATCCTAAACCATCATTACGAAGACCAGTCTCCGAACGGTTCGTGGTACGCTTTGTCTTTTCATGCTCATTGCGAGGAACTACACCAGACATACCTTGAGCTCTTCCAGCCATGGTAGGACGCCTCGAGGGGAGGAAAGCAGTGGTATCGGGCTTGTTGTGAGTCAATTGACCAACAGTAGCCGAACGACCACCAGTGACATCAGCAGCAGGACCGGAACGCCCTGGAAGTGTTGTCAACCTGTACTCACCAACGTTAATTGGGTTGACCCTAAAAGTCTGCTGAAAGCCACCAACCGCTGGTACACTGGGGTCAACACCCAAACCTGGGCCAACGAGTTGCTTCTCAATAGGGGAAAGGTTGTTCATGCGACCATGGTCATACATCCGGTTCCTCATGTTCAGGATTTCCTGACCACCACTACGCTGTTGCATGGTGATGTCTCCAAAATTCTCCATCTCCCGTTTGTGAGGCACTTCGTTAGTAGGTTGAAAATTATTAGATTCATTTATTTCTGGATTTTTCAATGTTGGTGTGTCGTCGACAGAAACTTTTGCTGGTTGAGACTTGGTACTCAAGTTCCTTCCAGTAAAAACAAGACCTGCAATAGCCATGAGTGATATAGGATCAGCCATTCTTACTTCTTGTTAACATTTTTATTAATGTACCTTTGCTGAAACAAACCATTCTGAAGTTCGGCTCGGGTACTCGCGGGCTCATATCGCATCGTGCGAAGTGGAACCTTGCATTCCATGTTAGTGAGGGGAAACAAGTTTCGCTCATAAGTTTGAACGATGTGCTTGTTAAACCGGGAAGTAGATTGAGGGCGGAGTTGATCACTAGTCTCAATGTATTGTGCTGGTGAACCCTTGCCAGCCATGTAAGGGGCAGTCCCGTACAACATAGTGTTGGGTCGGCAACTGCCACAGTTAAGGCTACCGGGCTGGGGGTATACAAAAATTTCATCAGTCGCTTTTACGGGAGGAACAGCACCCGCATTTTGAACAATGGAAAGTCCAGGTTGAAGCTGATACGCCATTTATTATTACATGAGAATATTTATCTAGCAAACATGCCAGAACGCTTGTCGCCGTTGGTTCCCAAACCCGAAAAAGCCTCAAGCTGAACACCCCGAGCATTGGGGTCGCAGAATCGTGTATCACTCTTGCACATGGGAGCATTTTTTCGCCCATAAAGAGATTCCGCGAAGCTTGTTTGGTCTCCTGGGATTTTGGTCACTGGGTTAGAAACAAACTGGCGCTCCATGGCATTGCGAAGATACCTTGGCATAGATGTACGAGAACGTCCGGCATCATATGGGATACGATCGCTACTGTACGCCTGAACAAATGGTTTTACAGTGGGGTAATAACACGCCTCCAAACGATTGGGTGCGTCAGTGTAATCAGTGATGAGAACATTGCCGAGGGGGTTGTTAGGAGTGGGCATCTGACATGAGACGCCTTCATCGACAGAACTACCGTACGTCTCCTTCACCATTCTCGACTTATAAAGAACGTAAATAACACCCAAAACGGTTATACCCAAGACAAAGATGCGAGGGTCGCGACGGATGAGATAAAGAACGGTACACACATAAATGACAAAACGCGAAGCAGCATTTACCCTGTCTTCTGGTGTTTGTTCACCTGTTGGCCAGAATTGAGTAACTTCTTCAGCATCAAAAAGTTGCTGAGGGTTGTCAAACCAAGCCTTCATTTAATATATGTGGAGGTTTATTTTTTTGGAAGACCCTTCAGCATATTACCCATCATTTGCATGAGGGCATCCTGGTCAAGTTCACCATTGCCATTTTGCATGTTGTCAGCGACACCCTTCGCAATGCTCTCAATCTGAGAGAGGGTACCCTCTGGAAGCGATGTGATCGTGGTACCAAGCATGTATAGGGTCTGAAGGTACTGCCAGGTAGCACCCTTAGTGTTATCAGACATCTTGACCCAATACGACTTGATATCAAGTTCCTTGAGGAAATCGATGTTCTCGATCTCATTGAGAAGGAAAGTCTCATCCTTCGCAGAAATCTTATCCGCGTAGGGAGAAACACCCTTCATGTACCCATCAACGACAAGACGGGGGTTCGTCGACTTGAGTAGGTCGAACGACGTAAGCATTTTCTTAATTCCTTTTTCCTCTGGAAAAGTCTTGTGCAATTCCACAAGAAATTGACTCATCATATCGTTGAAAGCAGAGACAGACGCCATTTTCTTATTATATTGGGTTAATCTTTAAGTTTAGAAAGGTTCACTAGAGATAGTCTCCTTTTTACCTAACCCACCCGACACGATAAAAAACACTAGAATCGCATTGAGTACGGCAGGTTTGGTGTATTTGTTAAGCTCGAGCTTACCCTCGTTGTTGAGATACGCTTTGAGATGAATATAAGCCGCGGTTAGTCCGGCCCCAATGAGGGCGGCACTCACGGGGTCGCGTAAATGATCGGAGAGTTCCATTTAATAATACCGGGGATTTTTTGTACGCTGCTCTGGTGCATCACCAAATAATACATTGTCATCTGGTTCTTCCTGAGGTTCACCCATTGGCTCGGCAATTGGTTCAGAAACGGGTTCTGGTGGCTCGGGTGCATGTACACCGGGTACAGTTTTGAATTCATTTTCAAGACCGGTTGGCTGGGGATCATTCATCTCCATAGGCTCGGGCTCGGGCTCGGGCTCTGGTTCGAATGGAGGCTCGGGCTCCCCCATGGGCTCTCCCATTGGTTCGTCGAACACGTCGGGGTCGGTTGTATCATGAACATCCCCATCGAGAGAAATATCACGGGTTTCCTGGGACATGTATGTCTGGAGAATCTGTTGCACAGGGATGAGTTCCTTTACCGTGTTCTCAATGCAGAGAGAAAGACGCATAGTGAGATTCTCATCACGCGCATACTCACTCTGTTCCTCATGGAAAATATAAGGGTCCTTGTACAAATCTCTCGCAGCGTTGTTGTAGCAGGTTTGAATGAAAACCTCTTCAGTTGGAAGCTTTAGGGAAATCTTCTTATTGTCCGCCTTGAGACGAACCGCCGAGAGAATCTTGGTGCACGCAACAAAAACAGCCGCGAGAAGGTCCCCAAACCAGGAACACCTGTCAGTTATGTTATCCGAGTGGCGCTTAGACATCGCATTAGACCAGTTGGGAACCTCCTTCAGGTGCTTCTGGAACATGATGAGAACCTGCTTCCCCTTCGAAGTCTTCATCGATTCGGTGTAAATATCTTGGAAAACTTCAATCATAGGTGGACACATGATAAGGCACATCTGGCCGAGGTACTCCTTTTTAGCTTCACATAGAACATTAAGGTTTTCAGCCATTTATGATTAATAGGGTTTTTAAAAATAGTTTTTCCTACGCACCTCTCCTGTATTGATTTGCCATCTTCTTGAGATTCATGAGATTTGGGAAATCACCCTCCTCTTCCTCCTCCCTTTTCACTTTACTCTTCTTGGGTACAACCCATGATATATACATATCCTGGTCACTGAGAAGTCTTACTGTAAACCCACCCAATTCAAATTGTCTCGCGACATACTTTGATGCAAGTCTCCTATCAAAAACCGGGTACCCAATTAAAAATGCTGGGACGGTGAGAAAAATCTGTTTATGTCCAAGTTCTACAGCTTGTTTGATTTTAGAAGAAAATTGTTCATATATTTTTTTGTAAATCTCTTTCCTGATTTGTTTTCTCTTTTCATCAATCTTAGTCACGTCATTGATGCTTAACATTACAATTACTGCAATTTATTTTTAGCGGATTCCAACTCACTCTGAGTGGGGACAGCAGCCTCCTTCACGAGTTCATACTTGACAAACTCCTTACCAGCCGAACCCTCTGTGAAGGCAGCGACACTGCCAGGAGCTTCAACGCCAATGGGTTGTGTGCGGAGAGAAATAACACGAGACTTGCCATTCTTGACCTCAAACGAAGCAACAACGGAGAATCCAAAGGAGAATCCACCTTGCTTCATCACCATGAACATGAGTTCATACACTTCATCACTGTTCTTCTTGTACCCCTTGACGGCGGTAGTCTCGATAATGTAGGTGCAGACACCAGTGCGGTCAGCAATCTCTTTGTTGGCCTTGAGTACAAAGTCTTCCATCGCGTCATTGTCCAGGCTTACCTCGAATTCTTCAAAGCCATCAAGGTTTGGTCTGGGATCATTCAACTTTACCTGGGAGACTGGCTTTGTGTAGCCTGAGAGACCGAAGGTCTCTGTGAACATTTCCATGTTGGTTGTGAGAAGGAGAACTATCAGGATGAGAATGAATGCTAACAAGTAATTCATCTTTACTAGTATGCGTTAATTTTTTTTTAGAAAATACCATATAGATAGTAGATGTCGCTCCTGATCTATAGTCCGAGATGTAAACATTCCATGGATGTCATCGAGTATATTAATAGCCATCCGCAGCTGAAGCAGCTTGTACGCTATCATAATGTCAACACACAGGGTATACCACCCAACTACCAAAGTAAGATCAACCGTGTTCCGACCATGCTGACAAAAAATGGTAAAATCCTGGTTGGTACTGAAATAAAAAACTGGCTCGACTCACTTCTTCCCCCGAAGGAGGTGTCTCATGGTTCTGTTAGTGCATTCGGGTGTTCAATGACTTCCCTGGATGGTGATGCACCCAACTCAGACCTATTCTCACTAGATGACTATGGACAGTCCCTCCAGCCTGCGATGACAAAGGAACTCGAAGAGAAGATAAGCCGGGAAGTATCCAAGGGTGTAGCGTATACAGACTTGAAATAATAGAACCAATTTAAAGATCTAACGCACATGTTGAAGTAGATATGAAATTGGTTACTATCCAAGCTTCGGCTTTCAAGTCAACCTTTGAGGTTTTGAAAGATATCCTCAATGATGTGAATATATAC